TCAATATGTTCTTATCCACGAGCAGGGCCACACATGGGATAAACAAAGTCCATTAGATAGTAGGATTAGCGATACAAAAGAATATGAAAATGCAGCCAAAGCAGATGCAAGAATAAATTCCAAATATAGAAATAACTTTATTCCAAACACGGCATTGTTTGAAGAAGGTCGTAATAATGAAATACTTTTTGGAAGTACATTCGTAACACCTTATGGTAAAAAGTCATACAACAGAAGTGGCTACGGTGAAGACTTTGCAGAAAGACAAGCACTTTGGCAATTCAGTAAACTAAATAATGGTTTAGGAACAACGGATGACGGAGAAATTGTTACCTTTGAAGATTTATTCCCCAATTCAGCAGCATACTTTGAAAAGATAAGAGGAAACAGATATGGAAGATAGAACATACAAAGATACACCATTGGGTAAGGCAATGCTTATTGCCATCAACATCGGTGAGGCAGAGGGAGAAGAACTTCCCGAAGGTGTTGACAATCCCGTCATCAAGTTGCCCGAGGCTGAGGCTAAGTATGTTGAAGCCATGCATGAAATCGTTGAGGAGTACGGAAAGTTGTCCGACAACGATGGCAATGGTATTTGGGTTGGATATATGTCTCCGGCAGAGAACGAAGATAAAGCAATTGGAGTCAAGTGCTCAAACTGCGCCTTTTATTGCCCATCAAAAAAGAACTGTCACATTGTTAAAACAAAGATTCATCCCGATGGATACTGCCGATTGGCAGCCATTGGTGAGGGTCTCGTAAATGAAGGAAGAGAATAATGGCAAGAAAGTCAAATGCTGAACTACTAGCACAGTATCGTCAGCGTATTTACGCCTCAAAGAAATGGGTTGAACAAGATTACCACGGTCAGTGGCGTCGTCTCATCAATCTATACCGAGGCAAACATTACACATCGGCAAAGCCTTATGACCGCATGTTGGTCAACATTGCCTTTGCAACGATTAACACTCTGTATCCGTCTGTGTCAATTGGACGCCCCAAGATTGTTGTTAACCCTCGTGGACCAGAGGATGCCGATAAGGCAGTTATTGCTGAAGCAATTGTCAACTACTGGTGGGAACACTACAACTGCCAGGAAGAGTTCCAACTCGCCGTTCGTGACTTCCTCATCATGGGTCATGGCTGGGTTAAGTCCGGTTATCGCTATGTGGAAGAAGAGGGTGTTGTTGCAGAGACTGCCGACGAACTAGCAGATGACACTCCTACTAACTACGCCGAAGCATCAACTATTGTCCTTGAGGACCGCCCATTTATTGAGCGTGTTGACCCAATGAACATGTTTGTTGACCCAGAGGGCACCACGATGAAGGATATTCGCTGGATTGCCCAACGAGTTCGCCGTTCATTAAAGGATGTTAAGAACGATAAGCGTTATGATTACAGCGCCCGTCAGGAAGTGAACGCTACATCCTTACCGCGTTGGAGCGACATTAACGACGCTAAGGATATGTTAGATAAGAGCGACGAATCCTTCTGCGACATCTACGAATTTTACGACATTGACAAAAAGACAATGTGCGTATTCTCTGACAGTGGTGGAGACAAGTTCCTTGTTAAGCCCACAGAGATTCCGTTTGCTTTCGGACATCCGTTTACGATGTTGCGCAACTATGACATCCCTGGATACTTCTATCCAATGGGTGAACTAGAAGCCATTGAACCACTGCAATACGAACTTAACGAGACTCGTACTCAGATGATGAATCACCGTAAGCGTTACAGCCGTAAGTACTTGTACAAGGAAAACGCCTTTGATGACTTTGGTCGTAACGCCCTCGCTTCTGATGAGGACAACGCCATGGTTCCCGTTAAGGGCGATGAGAACCTCGGCAATGTGGTTGCACCAATGCCCGCCTTAATTAACCCACCTGACTTCTACAACCAGTCAAGTCTTATCATTAGCGACATTGACCGTGTGTCAGGATTGTCGGATTACCAGCGTGGTGTTCTACCAGAAATTAAGCGTACCGCTACCGAAGCATCAATCCTTCAGGGTGTGGCTGACTCTCGTGCAGCAGAAAAACTGACCCTTATTGAAAAGGGAATCGCCAAGGTTGCATTCCGTCTTATCAAGTTGGCCCAGCAATTCATGACCGAAGAGCAAGTTGTTCGTGTCGTTGATAAGAGGGGCGCTTGGTCGTGGGTTCAGTTTGACCGTGACTACATTGACGGTGAGTTTGACTTCAATGTTGAGGCTGGCTCAACGGTTCCTCAGAATGAGGGATTCCGTCGTCAGCGTGCCCTACAGTTGGTAGACGCAATGGCTCCGTTCGCTCAGGCTGGTGTCGTTAAACTTGAGGCACTTGCCAAGATTGTTCTTGAGCAGGGTTTTGGAATCAAGGATGCAGACGCTTACCTAAACATTCCCGAGCAGCCCATGGCACCAGCACAAGCACCGGCACAGCCTCCAGTACAGCCTCCTATGCCTCCTGAGATGCCAGCCGGAATGCCTCCTATGCCACCAGAAATGGGCGGTCTACCTGCGGGAATGCCTCCCGAACTAGCAGGTATGTTGCCTCCTGAACTGGCTGGGATGATGGGTCCCGAAATGGCTGGACCAGCACCAATGGCTTTGCCACCCGAATTGGCACAAATCCCTGGGGCTGACCAATTGCCGCCCGAACTTCTCCTTTCAATGCCTCCTGAATTGCTCCAAGCAATCATTGAAAAGGGTGGTTTTACGCCTGAGGTTATTGCCGTCCTACAGCAAAATGGTCTTCTCTAACCAAGAATGGTAATAAAACCGACACATATATAGAGAGAACATACTCTCACTCAGAACAACCTACGAAGGAGAGGATTCATGAGCGAAGAATTTATTAATACAACTGATACAGAAGTAGACCTTCCCCTTGACGAGGATGCAACCTTTGATGGACAAGATGAGTTTACGGATGGAGAAGCAGTTGAAACCGAATTTGAGGAAACTCAGCCCGAGTACTTTGACCCCACGGACTACGCAAATAAAACCGTAATCCTCAAGGTTGATGGTCAAGAGGTTGCAGTTCCCTTAAGTGAGGCTCTTGCTGGTTACCAGCGTCAAGCCGATTATACACGGAAGACACAGGAACTCAGTAAGCAGCGGGAAGGTGTTCAGGTTGCCGAGGCGCTTCAAGAGGCGCTGGCTCGTGACCCAATGGGCACAATCTCACTGCTACAGCAACACTACGGCGTTAGCGCACAAGATGTCCAAGCCGAAGAGGACGACATCTGGGTTGACCCACTAGTGAAAGAATTGAATGAAATTAAGGCCTGGAAAGCGGAACTTGAATACAAGAACACCCTTCAACAGGTTGAAAAGGAAATTCTAACTCTTGAAGCAAAGTACGGCGAAGACTTCAACCGTGACGAAGTAATTGCCAGAGCACTAGCATCAGGCTCTACCGATTTGGAGCAAACCTTTAAACTTATCCAGTTTGACAAGGTTTACGCCGAGCGGGCTACAGCGAAGAAACAGGTCGCTGATACCACGAAGCGTACAACAGCCAAAAAGGCAGCCCAAGTAGTCTCAGGTGGTACAAGTCAGAAGCCATCATCGTCCGATGCTTCACCTCCCAAATCCGTATTTGAGGCCTTTGAGAAAGCATCAAGGGACCTCGGACTTTAAAATTCATCAAGGAGATGATTCAAAATGGCGAATCCCAACGCATCGTTTGACGACCTACTGTCAACTACCCTTAAAAACTACCGCACTACCCTTGTAGACAACATCTTCAAGGCAACTGTGGTCCTTAACCACCTCAACGAGCGCGGTCGCGTTGTCGTTGAAACCGGCGGTTACTCAATCGTTGAACCCATCCTGTGGGACACCAACGGTACTGCCGGTGTGTACGCCGAGTACGCCACCATTCCCCTGACTCCTCAGGACGGAATCAGCGCTGCCGAGTACGCATGGAAGAACCTTGCAGCCTCAATCGCAATCAGCGGTCCCGAGGAAGCCAAGAACCGTGGCAAGGAAGCCGTTATCAAACTGCTCAATGCCCGTATCATGCAGGCTGAAATGTCTTTGAAGAAGGTCCTCAACGACCAGATTCTTGACGGCTCTGGCGCTGGCAACAACCTCTTCGGTTTGGATGTCATCGCTGCTACTGCAAACAACACCGTTGGTGGAATTGACTCCACCTCCTACACTTGGTGGAACCCCCAGATTGACTCAAGCACCACCACGCTTGACCTGGACACCATGGCTGCCCTGTACAACGACTGCTCCAACGGCACTGATGTCCCTGACCTCATCGTCGCCAAGCAGACCCAGTACCAGAACTTTGAAGGTCTCTTGACCAACCAGGTTCGTTACCAGGATGTTGCCAAGGCCAATGCTGGCTTCCAGAACCTCATGTTCAAGCAGACTCCTGTCGTGTTTGACAAGGCTCTTGAGGACCTCAGCACCACTGGTGACATGTTCTTCCTGAACAGCAAGTACCTCAAGTTGACTGGTATGTCGGACCACTGGTTTGAGACCACCGACTTCCAGCGTGGAACTGTCAACGGTGTTGACGCCCGCTATGCCCTCATCTTGGCATACGGCGCACTCACCTGCAGCAACCGCAGCCGTCAGGGAGCCTTCACCGCTCTTACCTGATAGGTAGGGTTTTTACCCGACAAGCAACAGGTTTCGCTGGCATCGGACTCGCTTTTCCTTCGGGCGGTGTCTGGTGCCAGCGATTCTGTTTATACCAAAAAAGTAATAAAACTGCTCTATATATAGAAGGAGTTCACACATGAGCAACATTCAGCAAATAGCACCCTACGGTTCAGCGGTTGGAAGTCAAGTTCCTCAAGGAATTGAACCAGTATGGGGAAGTAAGGGTGAGAAAGTTACCGCCTACTCACAGGTCACAGATATACCAGGAACTAGAGTCGCACCACCCAGCGGAGTTCCTTATGTAGCAAAAACTAAGCGATGCGCATGGAATGATTACAAGTGTCAAGGCGCAAAGTTTAGTGAAACCGAATTGTGTTTCGGTCACTTTCAACGATTCCTCAAGGGTCGCACCAGCGAACTTAAGGGCGACGAGTTGTCAAGACTTGAACTTGAGCGTCCTCGGTATGAGGAGATTGAACGCAAGCGTCTTGAAGACAAGGCGCAAAAGAAGGAAGAACATTGGGCAGAGCATGGCCCCAAAGACCAAGCCACCCCAAATACTGAAGAAAACGAAACTCCCGAGGTAACAGATGCCCCTTAATATCACTCAGATTGAAAACTTAGTTGAGGCTATTACTGACCTTCAAGTTGGTAACGACCCGTCTGATGATGTTCCCTCTAATCTTGTAAACGCTTTTATTGAAGAAGCCTACCAGCGAATCTTTACGCTGAATACCAAGTGGCCTTGGTACCAAACTATTTACGAACTCAACACAACCGCTAACCAACGCTCCTATACAACAGGATTTACCCAGATTGCGACTACAGCAACTGGCACCAGTGTTGGTTCAGACTTTGCTGATATTCGTGAAATTATTAGTGCAACCAACGAAAGTAATGGCGGAAACCAACTTATTTACATTGATGACTTCCTTGCACAAAAGTACTGGAATGGCACTGCAGATACACCTGGTAACCCCATTTACTTCTCCATGTGGGCTGGAGAACTTCGCCTTTGGCCCAAGCCCGATAGCGTCTACACAATAAACATTCGTGGATTCCGTCAACCCAGTTATGCGTGGTTAACAAACCCTGGACTTACCGTTGATATCAACGATGAGTTCCACATAATGATTGTTAACTTCGTTGCCTCTCGCTGCTACCAGTTCCAAGAGGACCCTGAGATGGCTGCTGTATACATGAATCACTTTGACCAAGGTGCTGCTTTGGCTCGTCAGAACATCACACATCCCAGCAACAACCAGCCAATGGTTCTTTCTGGCGGATTGCAGTACGGCTTCTTCCCTGGCTGGAATGGTATGCCAACTTATAGAAGCCAGAACATTTGGTGGGGATAAAGCATGGCTCGTGCTATCGCTTACTCATTAGCCAATGACTTCACTGGTGGTTTGAACCTTCGTGCTGACCAATTTCAGTTGGCACCAAACGAATCACCGTCATTGCTTAATGTTGAAATTGACCCTCGTGGCGGAATGTTCTCACGGGCAGGCTATCGTTTCCTGAACTCTAGCCCCGTGAGTGCTGCCGAGTGGAACCCTAAAAGCATGTATAACTTTAGGGGTGACAACGCTGCAATCATGTTATCAACAGGTTATATTGCCTCTACACCTGGCGAAGTTCACTACTCTACCGGCGGCAACTTCTCACGCTTGAACCTGAGTTCCGGCGTACTCAATGTTACTAATGAAAACGGTGCATCATTTACTCAATGGGAACAGACGCTATATTTTGTAGGCGGATACTCTAATATCAATGCTTATAAGTGGGAGTACGGCGACCCATACGCCACAACCCTGACTGCATCTGGCCCCACATGGCAACAGTATGAACTACCTGTGGGTGGCTTCATGCCTCGCGCAAACATCTGCAAAGTACATGCTAATAAGATGTTCGTTGCTGGAACCTACGAGGATGGCACTTATTACCCCAACCGTCTGCGTTGGTCTCACGAAGGTCGTCCAGAAGACTGGTTTGACCAAGACTACATTGACATCAACGCTGGTGGAGAAGGAATCCGTGGAATTGAAATCGTTGAAGGTCAACTATTAATCTTCAAACAAAAAGCAGTTTACCTGCTCATGGGTTACGATGTTGAGAACTTCCAACTTGTTGAAATTTCTCCAATCCATGGTATTGATTATCCTCAGCAGGCTTGCGCTGGAGACGGTGGTGTTTACTTCTTTGACTGGCCAAAGGGTCTATACTTCTACAACAGAAACGGATTGCAGGACATCTTCCTGAGAATCAATCCCATTATTGCTAACGACCTAGTTAACACTGATGCCCTAGACCAAATTACCTGTTCTTTTGTCAACTCACGCCTATGGCTATCAATGCCATACAACCCCGACATTGATGCCGTTGCACCTGATTACGCCGCAGTTAACTTTATCTTTGACCAATCAATCGGTAAGTACGGCGCTTATACAATGTTTCGTTCATCTGACGGTTACGCACTTGTAACTGGAACGGATTGGCGCAGTGGTAATGATGAACAATTCCATATTATGTGTCACGCCAGAAAAGACACACCACTTTCTCCTGGCGATGAACAAATTCCTTTTGTTTATTCTATTGACGACTACAATTACTCACATGACGAAGAGTACGACTCCACTGAAAGTCCTACCATCTTTGAAGTTGAATTCCCTTCGTATTATCGCACATCATGGTTTTATGAAGACCGATATGTGCAACAGAAGTCTTTCGTGCGCCCTAACTATGTAGTCAAAGAAGTTGATGCAAACACTGAAATTAGAGTAAGTGTTTACTATGACTTTAATGATGAAACAATTGGACGCACAAGCCTTATCGGCGTCTACCCAGTAAGTAATGGTGCTATCTTTGGAGACCCGTCATACGAATATGATGACACCGGGTCAGTGTTCGGTGAAAGCACAGTTGCCCCAACCCTATATAAAGGGGCAAGACTTGGTAGATGCAATGCAATTCAGTTGGAATTTGAAGGCCCATCAGACCAGTTCACCCAAGAACCTGGACGCAAATGGGGAATCAACTCCATTGCTTACAAATTTAAGAGACGCAAT